CGGGACGTTTAAATCACGTTTGGAAGAAAAGGACGGGAAAGTAGGTATAGAAATTGTTAACCATACACGATGGGCAGACGGGGACGTTTGCGGCCGTATATTAGAAAATGCGGTAGAGGCTCGAGAATGGTTTGAATTAAAATTAGAGGCCTATTATGCCGATGAGGACCAAATGCTATGCCCACAACTATTAAGCCGTAAAAGGTATGAAAGTTTAAGGCGTAACGTCGATCCGGTTATATTTGCAGCTAACTATCACCAAGTAAGTGTAAATGCCGAGGGACGATTATATAAAACTCTTAAAACGTATTCTGATTTACCTAAAGATGATAAAGGAAATAGTTTAATTGAGGGCGTTATTAATTACACCGATACGGCAGACGAGGGCGACGATTATTTAGCAAGTATTTGCGCTGCTATGTATAACGGTCAATTGTATGTTACGGACGTTTTATATACTAAAGATGGTATGGAGAAAACGGAGCCGGCAACCGCCCAAATGCTAGTTGATAACAACGTGACATTGGCCAAAATTGAGAGTAACAACGGGGGCCGTGGCTTTTCCCGCAACGTTGGCCGGATCATTTGGGAAGATCATAAAACAAGAAAAACAACTATTCGTTGGTTCCACCAAAGCAAGAACAAAAAGGCCCGCATCTTAACAAATTCAACATATGTACAAAACAATATTTATTTTCCTGCTAATTGGCATGATCGTTGGCCGGAGTTCTATAAAGCTATTACGAGTTATCAAAGAGAAGGGAAAAACGCCAACGACGACGGACCGGACGCATTAACAGGATTGGCGGAAATGATGGAAAACCAACCGAGAGTAAGAGAATTATAATATAATTATTTTTGAGGTGATGTTATGAGTTGGAGAAATTATATTTTGCCGCCCGCATTTCATAAAAAAGCGACTGAAATACACCGGGCAATAGTTAAGGTTTTAGGTTTGTCCCCGCAATGGAGTAACCGGGATTATGAGAATTTCGCAAAAGAAGGATACAACGCTAACGTTTGGGTTTATCGTTGTATTCAAGCCGTAGCGCAGGGAGCGGCCGGCGTACCGTGGCTATTGTACCAAGTGGACGCAAAAGGAGAAAAAAAGGAAGTTCCGCAACATGATTTATTAAAATTGCTGCAAAAGCCAAATGAATTTATGAGCCAACAAGAATTATTCGAGTCACTAGTAGCATTTTTATTAATCAGCGGTAACGCATATTTAGACATGAGTTCACCATATACAAACCGCCCGCCGTTGGAGTTATGGCCTTTACGTTCGGATCGTTTAAAAGTGGTACCGGATGCCGTGGACTTTATTAAAGGTTATAACTACAACATAGGCGAAACAACAACTTTTTTAGATAAAAGCCGTGTATCTCATTTGAAATTTTTTAACCCGTTAGACGATTTTTACGGACTATCACCAATTGAAGTTGCGGCCCGTGGTATTGATAATGACAACGCTGCTAATGCATGGAATAACTCATTATTAACCAATGGAGCAAGACCAACCGGCGCATTGTCAACAGAGGAAACATTAACGGAGGTACAATATGACCGATTAGACGAGCAAATGAGTAAAAACGTTGGTAAAAATAATGCCGGTAAAACCTTAATTTTAGAGGGCGGTTTAAAATGGCAAGACATGAGTTTAAGTCCCCGCGATATGGACTTTATAAACTCTAAAAAGATGAGTATATTAGAAATTTGCGCAGCTTTCCAAGTTCCGCCGGAGGTTGTGGGATACGGAGAAAATAAAACGTATGCCAATTACGAGGAGGCCCGCAAAGCATTATACGAGGATGCTATTTTACCAATTTTAGATAAATTAAGAGATAAACTAAATTCAACATTAGTTATTAAATACGGGGACAACCTTTATTTAGACTATGACAAAGATTCTATTGAGGCCTTAAAAGAAAATAGCGACATTAAAGCAGCGCGTATACGTGAGGACTACAAAAACGGCGTTATTACTCTAAATGAGGCAAGGGCGGCCCGAGGTTATGAAGAATTACCGGGCGGGGATACGCATTTAATACCGGGTTCCGTTTGGGTTGTAGATGAAAATAACAATCTAATATTAGGGCCAAAACAAGGGGAACAAAACCCGAAAGATGATCCAGGTAGTAACGATCCAAAAGAGGGTGAGGGTAAGAAGGGCCGTTTTTTTACGGTAATGTAAAAGCGTTTGACATTGAAACGGACGAGGAAAAAGATTTATTTTTTAAATCAATGGAGAGCGGCCGCAAAAAGTATTATAAAGACGTTGCCGACAGTTTAGAGTTATTGTTTGCAGCAGAACAAAAAGCCGTTGTTGCTGCATTTAAAAAAGGTGGAGCCGATGCAGCAGAAAAGGCGATCATGCAAAAAGAAATGCAGCTATTACTTACTAAAGTATATGTTGAGGTTATAGATGATTTCGGAACGCAATTAATGGACCAATTTAAAAAAGATGCCGGGAACGATTTAGAAACAAAGGCGCCAAAAATACCATTAGAAACAGTATTCAAGGTATTTGATAAGTTTGTGCAAAAGTTTATTTCTTCAACAGTTGCAAAAAAAGTTGTTGGCATCAGCTTAACAACTAAATTGAAAATACGAGGCATCATTAAAAAAGGTGAGGCAGCGGGTGAAAGTATCGACCAAATAGCAGCCCGCATTGATGATCTTTATTTAAAACAAATTATTCCTAATCGTAGTGAGGTAATAGCGAGGACGGAAGTTATAGGCGCATCCAACGCCGGAAATAGTTTAGCAGCAGACCAAACAGGCCTAAAACTAAATAAAAGTTGGTTGGCAACCCGTGACGACAGAACGCGAGATACTCATAACGCAATGGACGGGGAAACAGTAGCAAAAGAAAAGCCATATAGTAACGGCCTTATGTTTCCGGGCGATCCAACAGGAGCAGCCGAGGAAGTTATACAATGCCGTTGTACTGAAATATACAAAGTGAGAAAATAAGGGAGGTTTTTTATTATGTCATTTGAAACTAAAAATTTCACGTTTGAAATTAAGGCTAATTTAGAGAAAAATGAGTTTGAGGGGTACGCATCCGTATTTAATTATAAAGATTCCGGCGACGACATTATAGAGCCGGGAGCATTTACAAAAACGATCCAAGAAAGCAAACGCGTTAAAGTATTATGGCAGCACGATCCATACCAACCAATAGGAAAACCAATGTACATGGCCGAGGATAGCAAGGGGTTACACGTAAAGGCCAAAATTTCTCCTACACAATTAGGTAAAGACGTTGTACAATTAATGAGAGACGGCGTTATTGATGAGTTGTCAATAGGTTATAACACAGTTAAGGCCGATTGGGACAATTTAGCAGGCGCTAGACGCATTAAAGAGGTTCGATTATGGGAGTTTTCCCCGGTTACATTTGCAATGAATGACCAAGCCGGCGTTACGGGTGTTAAATCACTTGCAACCGGAATTAGTCGCATGAGTGAATGGATCGACGAGGAATTAAAAGCCGGTAAAGTATTAAGCGAGAAAAATAAAGGCTTAGTAGAGGGCGCAATTAAAGCATTAACGGCACTTTTAGACGCATCGGAAAAAGGAATTGAGCCGCCGGCAGGCACTCAACAACCTAATGAAGATGAGAAGAAAGCCGCCGAGGATATATTAGGCATATTAAAAAATATGCAAGCATTTGCAAGTAACAAATAACAATTAGGGGGTTTGGAAAATGGAATTAAAAGACCTACAAGCACAATTGCAAACGGCCTTTACTGAATTAAAGGCAATGGGCCAACGTTCGGAAGATGAAATTAAAAAATTCGGACAAGCTAGTCAAGAAACAAACGAACAAATTGCAAAGATCAATAAAGAGATGGACAATTTTAAATCTCAAATTGATGAGTTAGCAAAAAAAGCAAACCGCATTAATTTTGAAGGTGGAAAACCTCAAAAATCAGAGGAAGAACAAAAGAAACATGATGCATTTTTCAAGTTCATCCGTAAAGGTATTACGGAATTAACTAGAGAAGAAAAAGCGCTAGTACAAGATGCAACGGGCGATATTTTAGTAACGGCAGACCTTGACAATACTATTTACCGTGCGTTACCACAATTAAACGTAATTCGTGGCCTTGCGTCAGTACGTGGGACTAAATCAGACCGCGTAAGACGTATTGGTATGAACGAAGTAACAACAGGTTGGGGTAAAATCGAAATTCAAACTAATCCTAAATTGGCATCATTTGAAAGTTCATTAACACCAACAGAGACTTACGCATACGTAGAGGATGCATACGGTCTTACTAAAATTGGTGAGGACGAGTTAGAGGATAGCGATTATGACTTAACGCAATACCTAACTGATTCATTCAGCGACGCTTACGCAAACATGGAGGAATTAGCGTTCTTAAAAGGGACAGGCCATGCAGCTATGCAGCCGGAGGGTATTTTAAACGGAACAACAGTTACACGTTTCAACACGGCAACGGCTAATACTTTAGTTGCAGACGATATGATTAAACTTGCGTACCAAGTACCAAGCGTTGCGCGTAAAAACGGCGTATACATGGTTAACCCATTAATTGAGTTAGCTATGCGTCTAATGAAAGACACAACGGGCCAATATTTATGGCAGCCATCATTACAAGCGGGGGCGCCGTCAATGTTTAACGGTAAACCGGTTTATAATGTAGAGCCAATGGATACTGCAACAACAACAGGTAAAGAGGTTGCTATTTTTGGAGACATTAAATCAGCATACCAAATTATTGACCGTAAAGAGGGAGCAATTAAGCGTATCGACGAGTTATACTTAAACGATGGTTTAATTGGGTTCCGTTACAAACGCCGTGTAGGTGGATATGTAAAACGTGCAAATGCTTTACGCGTTCTTAAAATCACTTAATAAATTAATCTCTTAAAAGAGGCCGGGGGCATTGCGCCCGCCGGCTTTTTTCATAGCTAAACAATAAAAAAGGGGGCGTAAATAATGCCGAAATTTAGAGCGTTAATACCATTTACTCATAATTTGAGTACATTTAACCCGGCCGACATTCATTTACATGATATTGACAATGACGAAATGGTTAATATTTGGGCGGAGGCGGGATATTGCGAAATAGTAGGGCCTAGCGATCAAAAAGAAGAAATTGAGCCGGAAACGTCAGAGGCCATTAACGAGGCCGTAGAGGCGCCGGAAGTTGTAGAGGTAGAAAAACCCGAGGAAGTAGAAGAAACGCCTAAAAACGATAAAAAAACAGACAATTCCGTTGATTATGACGCAATGAATTATCCGCAGCTTAAAAAAGCAGCAAAAGAGGCGGGCATTAAAGGCTATAACACTATGAAGCAAGTTGATTTAATTAAAGTATTGAAGGGAGAATAAACCCGATGCCCTTACAAGTCACTTTTACAGGCACGCAAATAGCAGACTATTTACGCATTGATCCAACCCAAGAGGCAGGGACAATTGATATGTTAAAAGATAGCGCTATTGACGAGGCCGAACAATTTTTAAATACAGATTTTTCCGTTGATGGAGTACCAAAAGAGGCGCCCGCGATGGTTAAAGAATGGATACTAAACCGCATTGCTCAAAAATTCGAGAATAGAGGCCAACCCGTTAAGCCGGATTATTCAACATTAAGTAAATACCGCGTTCCAATGTTTAGAGCCGCAACCAATAATAATGTTGTTGCAACGGATACGCCGGAAACTGATATAATTAATGGGGCGGATTAAATGGATATTAACCGTTTAAGACACAAAATAATTATTGAGGAAAACACCGGTACAATTAAC